TTCCTGTTCTCATACCATGTGTTGCAAATGGTTTGAATGTTATCATTACCAATCTATGAATCTTAATTGTGACTCTTATTCTGTCGGGATTGTTTGTGGTTTGGAAACCTGCCTCAGGTGCCATGTGCATTGGTGCTAAAAATTTCTCTATGAGGTCGGGGATATCTTTTCGGAATGGATAAAAACAAAACTCTTGATACCCACCAACATACCCTTTTCTGTTATCAGGTTTTGGTATTGGTTTTTTTTCATACCACTTTCCAGTAGTTATTTTTGAGTTTGCACCTTTTGACCATTGAGAGGCAACCCTTCCACATCTACTTACCCAATAACCCTGATAAAACTCAATAAATTCTATTCCATCTTTTATAATTTTATTTGCTTTCATAATATTCCTTAACTATTTCAAAACTCTTCTTGCCAAATAAACTTCCATCAACACTACACTTGTTACAAGGTGATGCATCACGATTTCCCTTCATCAATCTTTTACGAATCTTTGTCATGGGTTTACTGAACCACACTTCATGTAATGTCGATTGCATTAAGTTACCCACGATGTGTTCTCTACCCCAGTCGTTTGAACAGAATAGAACGTCACCATTCCAATCGACAAACATTTTATAGAACGGATAGTGACATGGTTTACCTTTAAGATTAGATATAGAATCTTCTTCTATTCCTACCCAATCGATTACTCCACTTCTATTATTTAAAATTAATCCGTGAGTCTCAAAGTCTCCCCAGTGCATTCTAAATTTAAATTGTGTTTCTGATATCTCTGCTTCTTTCATCATAGCATCAAACCCTTCCATCTGTTCAATCCCATCATAGAGATTAATATAGAGAAGGTCTAAACCGTTGTTGAATAATTCTTGTGCATATGCCGAAGTAAGTTTATCACCATTGGTATTACACTCTAGTGTTGCATGAGGTAAGTGTGTTCTAAACTCTCTTACGATTGTTTGGAAGTTTGGGTTAAGTAAGTTTTCTCCAAACCCACTAAAAGATATCTTCCCAGTAAAATTATTGTTTCCTAATTCAGTTGCGATAGTACACGCACCCTTGGGTGTCATATGTAAATTTCTATTTGGGAATACTTCGGGATTTGCACGAGGACAAAACACACACGTTCTATTACACAACTCAGTAGTGTTTACTTCCACTGTAAGGATAGAATCGAGTTCACTAGGTGTTCCTACCTTCTTGTCCCAATGGTTCCTCTCCTGTTGTCTACGGTGTTCTAGGAAGTCATGTTGGTCGACTGCTTGAATAGGAATATTACGAGACATAGTTTACTCTAACGTGACGTTCATTATCAACACCATCGTCTCTGACATAATGGTATTCTATTTCTTGATTTATCATGAAACCTTCTGCAAGGTCTTTGGGGATACAAACAAATTGTGCATCATCATCGATATTAAGTTGTGTTGATTTAGGATTACCCTTGGGTTTGTATAAAAAACATTTAAGGATTGCTGACCTTAGAGGGTCTTTGTTTAATTGATGTGCAGATAGAAACAGGTTAGTTCCTTCTTGTGCAACGTAGATAAATTCTCCGTTATATAATGTTCCAAGTTTTATAGAACAAAACTGAGGAATATCAAAACGATAAACCTCATTTTCTATGTCACGAAAATTCTCCACATGAAGTGGAGATATTTCATCTAACTTTAAGGGACGTACGGTAGACTTAAAAGTATCCGCCGTCTCTCCTATCGTCATTACCATCTGCTTCCTCACTACTCACAAATTCATCACTACCAGTTAACTCTTCTATAAGAGCATTTGCTTGGGACTCGAAGGAATCAATCATAAGGGATTTATTTAATTTAGAATCAATAGTGAAACTTAAGTTACCTGCAGAATTCAGAATTTCTTTTTTAGTCATTGATTCTAAATCTGTACGATTAGGAATTACAACTTCTTCGAACTCTTCTTCTTGGGGTTCTGAACTTTCAAGGTCACTAAACTCTCCAAAGGACTTAATGTTATCTGTACTGATAACAACATCGTTCTCACCTACTACAGGTGTTTCTGTTGGAATAGGTTCCAATTCATCTTGCATCATTTCTGATTCTGTATGTTCAACATACACACCATCAGCAAGAGGAGTTGTTGTCACTTGGGGTGTTAGGTTAGGTGCATTACCACCTGTAATAAATGGTGCAGTCACTTGTTGTGGTTGAGGAACTTGTGCATTGATACCATCACTTCTTTCACTTGCAGCGAGAGGGTCTAGTAAAACTTTTTCCCTTCTTGAGATATCATCTGACACTTCTGATGTTGGGGAACCATTTGCATCGTATCCAATATCAAGTGTTGGTGCATCTGTTGATACACTAGTAAAAGAATCATTGAACTGTTCTTCGTCAATTTCATCCATGACATCTTGGTCTTCGGAACTTATGCCTGATGAAATGTTTGCTAGATATTCTTCCTCAGTTTCTTCTTCGTCTAAATTTGCAAGTGTGTCTACTGTTGCGACTTCGTCATAGAATGATTCAGTGTCGTCTCCAGCAACTATGTTATTGACTTTCTCATTATAACTTTTGAATGCTTCTGATGCAGCTTTAATTTCTTCATTAAAACTTTCATCATGTGAAATAGGTGGACTCATGTCTTCTGCAGTAGTACCGTTCGCACCTTGTTCTACAGGGTTCATCATTCTTGCGAGTTTAAATGCACCACTGGTTTTATGATTAGGGTCGGGTTCTACTTGAGGTGCAGGTTCGGGTGATAACATTGACTGAACGTCTGCTTGTTCTTGTGCAGTTAGTGTGTCCTTAACTTGTCCGTCTTTAAGACCAATAACACCATCACCATCTAGGTCAAGGAACAGTCCTTTGTCTGCAAGTGCTTGTTCCATTTGAGCAAGTCTGTTGTCTGCAACTTTTCTCTTTTGTCTTTCTTCGGAAAGAATAGTACGTTGTTTATTTTTCTCTTCTTCAACTTCTGTTTGTTGTTGAAGGATTAGATTCTGTTGTGCAACTTCCATATCACGTTGTGCGGCTGCAACAGTTGTTTGATAAGAGATAAGACCTTTCTTAATGTCTTCACGAATTGAAATCACAGCTTCCAAATCATCTACACCAAACAAACCTTTTGCAAGTCCTATACCTATGACACCTTGAACTGCTTCAGCAACTGCAGGTTTCAGACCGACCTCAAAGTTCGTGACTCTGTTCTGTATTTTTTCTATTTCCGTAGGTTCGGAAACAACTTGTTCCTGCGAGAATGCAGATGGATTATCCATGTTATTCATTTTATATTTTTCCTCAGTCCATGGAGCGGTGTGCGACTATTGAAGTTATTTGACCTTTACTATGAAAGACCCTGTTGTCTATGTCTAGTCTCGAACCACTACATATATTTATTAAATGTTGATTTCTGAAAACGCTTTTTTAGCGATATCTTTAGTGATATTTTTGAACGGCCACTTACCGTCTTTTACCAAGTCAATCAACTTTGCTTCCATAGATGGAATGCCTTCTAGAAGACCTATCCACATATGTTCTCTTTTAACCACTGGAATTTGTTCCGTAACAAAGTACTTGAATAACTTGTGTTCAAACCTTAGAGAAGTCTCTGTTAGGTCTGTCGCAGGTGCATCATTACTTTTGTAAGGTGTTATCCCTTCGGGTAATGTTGATGAAATGTTCGTATCGAACATCCACTGTAAAACTGGTTTGATTGCACCATTTCTAGTATTGAATACTTGGAGTCCTTGAACTGCAAGGTCAACACTTTCTTGTGCAACAATATCTGCTTGGCATAATATTTCATATACGTCTGCATTGTTTTGAAGTTCTTGCCTTTCGGTAATCAATTCTAAAACTGGTTTATTGGGAGCGCCCTTAGGTCGTCCTCTTCCTCTTTTCTTTTCTGTCATAATGTAAAGTCCTCTACATGATTTAATAACTCATTCAACCTATGTACTCTTAGATAGTCAAATACTTTCCCTCTTACAGGTTTAGTGTTTGCATACTCTTCTAAGATAGTGTCCTCTATATTTTGAGGAATAAACTCTAGGTCAATAAGAGTTTGGTTTCTTAAATAGTTCCGATAGTATTTATCGTCCTTTTCAATGGTCATTCTGAGATAGGAATCTTTGATACCTTTTCTCAATGGGGTTTGTCTTATACCCTCTGCAAAACAATCATCGTTAGATAATATGTTTGGAATCCCATCTGACTTGTCACCAGTTAAGATATGTTCCTTTAAAAACAAATCGGGATTGTCACAAGTAATTAATTTATTTAGGTTAGGTGACCATTGTTTTACATAATCATATTTGTGTAGTTGTTGGAAATCTTTATCTCCACTTACTATCATGACTTTTTCTCTTGAGTGTTTAACAAGGATTGCAATGATATCATCTGCTTCGCATTTCTCAACGTACATATATCTGTACGGAAAGTTATCTCTGATTTCATCCTTAACAACCTGTAGTGTATTAAATAACATTTTCCAATCTAGGTCTGAAGCATCACGACCTTTCTTACGATTTGCTTTGTATAATGGCATGAAGTCTTTTCTCCATGTGTGCGATGCATCAGTACAAAGAACTATCTCACCGTATTCGGGTGCATACTTCTTTTGATACATACGAACTGAATTCAGAATCATATGTCGTAACATATCTTCGGACACTTCTCCACCATTCATCTTAAGTTGTGCCATGAGTCCTGCAATTATAGTTTGCGTAAAATCTATTAGTACCATTATTTAATCACTTTTAATAATATTGTATTCTT